ACTTTCTCGGCCCAGTATTTGGAACCGCTCAAACTCAAGTGAGTGCAAGGCGGGTGGGCGATTATCAAGTCCCAATCGTAGACATTGTGTGGGTAGATTAGGTCGAACATGTTGCCTTGGTAATGCTTACCGTTTGGGCTGTCGCTTGGTAGGAAGTCGCAGGAGGTCGCATCATGACCAGCCCTGGCGAAAGCATCCCTTACCACGCCTGAGTATTCACAGGCTACAAGTACTTTCATGATTTGAGATTAGCAGTGTGGATGTTTGTGACGTAAGCGTCTGTATTCTAGGTATGCAATAGCCTTAGCTATGTCGTCTGGGAGTACGTGAGAGGCCTTTGACTGTGTCGAAGTACCATCGCTCGACTTCTTGGGTTGGGAATTGGTAGTGTCGGTCATGTAAATCAGTGAGAACGGATAGAAGAACTGGGTCGTTGATTACCTCATCGTTGACGAATACGGAGCCGTCAAGGATTGGCATGAGTGTTAGTTGTTTAGTAGTCATTAGACTCCATAGATACGTTTGTGAGTTACCCACGTTATAGCTTGAATATCAGCGGGTGTAAAGTCCTCGTCAAGCTCATCATTGATAAACGCAGTCGCATCAACATAGTCAGTCTTGATTTGTTGGCGTAGCTTTTTACCAATAGGTGGCACTTGCTTCATTGTGAGACGTTGACCGAACCATACGGAATAGGCATGACCGTCAATACACACATCGTTAAGTAGTGGATTAGTAATGCAGTTGAAGAACTCTATGATCTTAGGGCCATTGAGTATTTCTGTAATGGGCTGCCTAGTACCGTCACGTTTTTCATAACGAGTTAGAATAGCTAGAGCTTTCTTTTTCATTGCTGAATAGGTGCAGCAAGTCACGGCCAGGATGTCCTCATCGGTTCCACCTGCAGCCCAACATTTGATGATGGACTCAGCGTCAATGATGTTACGCTCCCAGCGATTGTTTGGCGATAATGCAGCGATGACACCTGCGACAGTCTCGATAGGTAGATGGTATCTATCAGCGATACGACCTGCGATGTTGAGAGCTGACCTGTACCAGTCACAGCCGAGCTGTACTTCTTGCGATGTAGCTAGTGTAAACTTGGCAACGATCTCTCGTGCATTAACGCTCAACTGAGCGTATGTCATAAGTAGTTAGAGTACCTCCGTAGTAAGTGGATAGAGTGTAGGCTGACCATACCTACCAAGGGCATTGAACATGCTTACTTGTCTTTTGAGTCCATCTGCGGCTTACATGCAACGATCGAAGCAATGCGATTTGGTTATGTATCTAATCTAGCGAATCATTTTTGTTTGTCAAGTATCAATTTATTTGTCTTGTTAATTAATGACTGATTGAGTGACTTGATTAATAAATAAATCGTTGTTCGATTGATGTACTCAATGTAGCGGTAGGATGGCAAACTGTCAACCACTAGCTAGAAATATGTTGATTCAAATATATTTAACTAAAATCAAAAATCTATGTTACCCTCATATCTATTTATTCAACTAGAGCTGTGATTGTGAATTTTTTATTTACCCTATAGTACAAATGTATTGTGACAGTCTACAAATTGACATGTGACACTTTGTTAAGATACACTGTGGATTTTGTAACAATTCGCAATTCATTGAAATATTTATATATAACCCATTAAAACTTATAAACAAATAGTGTCAAGAGCCTAGTCACAGACAGATGTTTGGACACTTTTGAATGTTTTGAAATCCCCGCAATATGCCGAGCTAGCACATATCGAGCTGGTGTCAAGATGATTGTGAGGATCCCAGCAAAAATAAAAAGTCCCCGCAAGTTAGGTATAAATACTCTTGACAGTACGCATGTACTAGGAGCCGTGCGGGGGTCTTACGCAGAAACGCATACCGCTAAATCCCCACAAACAATTTTGTCAAAATTTAAGACACCCTATTTCTTTCTAAATATTCTATTGAGATGCTGTCTTTGCAACTCTACTTTCATCTGGGCTAAGGTTAAAAGTGGCCAACGCTGTAGTTTTAGTGCTAATCTAAATCTCTTATACCATCTGCTCCTCTTTATCCTCCCCCACAACTGTTGTATTGTCATGGTTGTACTGTACGTAGGTGCTATAGTGTAGTAGTAGGTGGTTATATACAGTACGAGCGGGTAACTCGTATAGAAGAGGGGCAGGGTTTTATTCCTGTCTCCCTCTTGACCGCTGTTTCCACCCACGAGGAGCACCACTTCCCCGTGTATAATGAGGGGGTTGGTCACATCCAAGTCATATCGTCACCTGTAGCTAGTCCTCGTGCCTCCTTACGCTGGTCTAAATCCAACCCAAGTACCATATGATTAGCTTCAGCTTGAGGGTCATCCATCCATGCTTCTAGGTGGTCTAACCACTCATCTCTTCGTCTGTCTTTTATTTGTTGTTGAGCGGATATGGCGAGGGCATCTGTAAACCATTTAACGCCTTGGGCGAGAGAGTCGATTCTGTCATCGTGTCTAACAGCCCCTCGTTCTCTGCACATTCTGCTGATTTGGTAAGCAAGCATATATTGGAATCTATTTTCAGTCGCCTCATCTGCATTACTTTGATAATCCCATTTAATGACGGCAGGATCAACAACAAGCCTATGCTGGTTAAAGACAGGCTCAAGGCTATCAATAATACGGTGCTCTTTCCTGACATTTGCTCTAGTCTCCTCTATGTTAATGTTTGTTTTTGTCGTCTGACAATGTTTTCTAAATAGCTCTGATACAATACCATCGCCAAAGTTGCTCTCGATGAGCAGTGTACTCGCACCATACTTTCTACATCTCCTTAATATGTCTAATAATGTACGGTCACTGTAACCGTCTTTAGTAGCGTAGATTTCATGCAGGTATATAAAACCATTCAACTGCGATAGAAAGCATGCTACAGTCTCGTCTGAGCCCCTTCCAGAGGGGTCTACCGAGCATATAGTCTCTGCATATTCAACCCAGTCACCTTGTACCTGCATAGGGCTGTACCAATAGTCTCCTGGTAGCCCCGCACACGGCAAGTCTTTGATAATATTGTCTGGACTAGAACACCAAATGATGTTTTCGGGTGCATGTGTGGGGTTTACGGGTGTAATTATTAGGTCTGCAAACTTTAATGGGAACTTTTCTGCGTCAGACAGTGTAGTGTCTAACATAAACTGCAACATAAAGTTGCTACGTCCCATAGATGACTCTCTATCTAGTAAGTCCTCCTCTTTAAACCTTGTATCTGTAGGCAGCCAAGCCATGTCTTTTTCTTCTAGGTCTTTGGCTAGTTGCGGTGCAAGCAAGCCATCATACATAGCTACCTTGCGAGGGTATCTAGCTGGCCATACAAAGGGTCTATAGCTACGTTCTCGTAGTTTATTGTAGACAGTAAAAGTGGTTTGAGGAGTTCCCAAGAACATAATCCTAGAATCAGACTTAGGAGTAAGGATAGACTCACATTCAGTAACCAACTGTAAAAGTTTTTCACGTTGTAGCTCTGTCATACTGTTGTTTGGTACTTCGACATCATCTAGTACCATAAGGTCAGCTCTAGATCCTGTAAGCTGTCCTGTTATACCCACAGACTTAACTGAGGGTGCTTGGTGCGGGGCTGCTGGCCCCACGTCAAACGATATACGTGACCATCGTTGGTCATCATT